GAGTGGTCACTCCAACGACAAGTGGCAATTCGTTAACATGGGTACGTCGGGCGGCCAGTTTGTTCGGCTCTTCAATGGTCAAGATACACCTCTCTTATATAATGGCTCGTCCTGGGCGACGACCGCTATTACAGGTTCTGGTCTTACAGCTACGAACCTCATTTGGGGTAACTTGCACCAAAGGCGGTTGTGGGTAGGTGAGACCGATAGCCTTGATGTTTGGTATTTGGCAGTTAATGCTGTATCAGGCGCAGCAACAAAATTCCCGCTTGGTGGTGTCGCATCAAAAGGCGGTTTCATTATGGCTATGGGAACTTGGACACGAGATAGCGGCAGCGGCCAGGATGATGTAGCTGTATTCTTGACCTCTGAGGGCGAGGCGATCGTCTACGCCGGTATTGACCCCTCTGCAGCCGCTACATGGTCTCTAATCGGCGTCTTTGAGATCGGTAAGCCGATAGGACGACGATGCATCGTAAAAGCTGGCTCAGATATTATTTTAATGACCCAGGATGGTTTTGTGCCACTTTCAGGCATACTTTCTATGGACCGTTCTCAATCGCGATTAGTGGCGCTGTCAGACCAGATATCACAGGCTGTAAATGATGCCGTGCGATCGTACGGTACGGTTTTTGGCTGGCAGCCCATCCTATACCCGAAAGGTGTCATGCTGATCTTCAATGTCATGCAATCAGCGACTACATCGCATCAATATATTTTTAATACAATTACAGGGGCACCCTGTAAATTTACTGGTATGAATGCGCTCTGCCTTGGCATCTTGAATGATAATGTTTACTTTGGTCGTTCTGACGGTACTGTGCATAAATTTGATGATGGCACTAGTGATGCTGGCACGGCGATAGCTGCTGATGGCCTCCAAGCATTTAATTATTTTAATTCAAGTCAGTCGAATAAGGTTTTTAAACTTGTTGAGCCGATTTTTGAAAGCGACGGCAATCCAAATGCTGCTCTTGATCTCAATCTCGACTTTCAAATTAAAACACCAGTTGGTATCGCAGCTGCTAGTCCAACTCGTTCTGGCATCTGGGGAGCCTCGAAATGGGGGTCTGGCATCTGGGGAACGGCGGGCCAAGTCTATCGAGGGTGGCGTGGCGTTCGAGGGAAGGGTAGAAGCGCATCTCTTAGAATACGGATTGACACAACTACTGCGAGGCCCTCTTGGATCGCAACTAATTTTACCTATCAACTGGGGGGTCAGTTATAATGGATATTAGACCGGCCACGATTGANGATACCAATGAAATATTTTGGTTATTGATGGATATGGCGACTGAGAATACAGATCGTGAGGTGAGTGTGGCCGGTACGGTTGATGAAATACGTCGAGTGACTGGACTAGGNGGGTGTATTGTTGCCGTGGAAGATGATAAGATAGTCGGATCGGCAGGNATTAGCCCGCAATCACCTTGGTTTACAAATGATATTTTTCTTGGAGATAGTTGGTTTTATGTTCATCCAGATTATCGGATCAGTACGGCAGCAGCAAAGATGAAGAAATCTTTACAGAGCTTTGCTAAACACGCCGGAAAGGATTTAGTTCTAGCGGTTCATTCAACGGATAATGCCGAGAGAAAAAATAAATTTTTTGCACGCGATATGGAACTGATGGGCAGTTCATTCGTCTTTAAAGTAGAGGAGAAATAAAATGGGTTGTACATGCGAAGATGATGACCCTCCCGCGCCAATCGTAATCAACGCGCCTGCAAGCGCAGCTGCTCAAGCAGAATGGAACCAGGACGCTGCTGAGAAAACCCGCGCGATGAATATGGTTAACCAGTACACGCCGGAAGGGTCTAGTGTTTGGGGACCAACTGGAGAACAGATTAGCGGCGTTGATATGATGGGTGTGACTCAAACTATGTCACCGGAGCAGCAAGCGTTATTTGATAGTCAAACTCGAATGAAGCAAGGCTATGCCGATTTTGCCGAGAGCCAAATGGCTGATGTCCAGGATATATACGGGACGGCATTTGATTATGATCAATTCGGCCCGGCACCGACGCTCGATGAGACTAGCCGAGCCGCAGCTCGTGCTAACATTATTGCTCGTAATCAGCCGCAAATGGATCAAGCCCAACAGGCTTTCGAGACTAGGATGGCTACGCAGGGCATCCAAGCCGGATCAGGCGCGTATGACGATGAGTATGCTAACCTGGTTCGTGGGCAAAATGATTTCTACTTAGGCGCTGATGCGGCAGCCGGTAATGAAATGGCGCAACGGTATGGCCTTGACATCAATGCCAGAAATCAGGCCATTAACGAGGCCTTAAATGCTCGTAATATGCCGATGTCGGAAATGTCGACTTTTGTATCTGGTTCGCAACCGGTTAAACCTAGCTTCTTGAGTACACCGACGACGACTGTTACCGCACCCAATCAAGCGGGTCTTGAAGTAGCCAATATGAACGCGCAAAATGCGTACAACATGAACAGCTACGCGCAGCAACAAGCTAACAACCGTGCTAATACTCAAGGGCTATATGGCCTCCTGGGAGCTGGAGGCAACTTAGCCGGTGGTTACGCTTCTGGCTGGAATTGGGGAGGTTAATATGGCCAGAGGCGATATAAACGAATATTACGATCCGAGGCACGAGCGTCAAATGGCGGAGATGCTTAAGCGAAGCCAGGCGCTGAATCAAGGCACGCATCTTGGTGGCCTGGCGTCTCTGCTTACTCAACTGCACCGTGGCTTCCGTATGCAGAAAGATAGGAAGCAACGAGCAGATACTACTAAAGCAATTGCTGATGCAATGAATAAGTCATACAAAGCTCCCGTTAAAGGCAGTGTCGAAGAGTTAGTTAGCAATATTGATAATGCCAGTATTATGGCTGATCCAGATGAATATCCAAAACTAGCTGAGAAGTTAAAAAATCTTTCCGGCACTGGCGTAGTCTCAACAGAGAGCGAGATGATAGATAAAGATGCATTAAAGCAACAAATGGGGGTATACGCTCACTTGGAAGAGGGTAGGGCCACCCCGACCACCGCCAGAACATGGCGTGATCCTGCCGACGAATTAGCGCCTCAAATTGACCCTTCTCAAGCCGGTGGCCGCACACAACTTGATAACGCATTTATAGGCCGTGATGAAGTAGCCGCACAGAAAGGCTACGATCCGCACAGACGCGCTTTAAGCAACCTCTTAGCTCTAGGCGGCGACAACCCTTATGCCTCTCGCATGGCGGCTCAAATGGGTATACAGCAGGCCGATGCGGCTCGGGCTGCGCGGATTGCGGCGGGTATTCGTGACGAAAAGCGCACCTATACCGAAGGCCAAAAGGAAATCGACTTTAAAAGAAAATCTGCTCTTGAATTACAGAAATATTTGCGCGGTCTTTCCGATAAAAGAAATCTGGCTGATTATACTCAGCAATTAAAGTCTGGCGCCGATCTTAAAAAGGATTACGGCAAATTTGTACGAGATCATTACAAGGCTTGGAGAGATACCGGATATAAAGCGCCGGCACCTATGTCTTTCGATCAATGGAATAGCGCATCGTCTGGCGCTATGCCTGGACAAAATCCGCCAGTTGCCGCAGCGGCATCTGGGTCTGCTCCGAATGTTCCGGCTAGCCAAGTGCCAAGAACTTTAGCCGAGGCGCAGGCTGCAAAAACATTAAGCCAAGAAACCGTTAAAAAACAAGTCGCAAGACGGTCTAAAGAACTAGAGGCGATGCCAGGCAGACGGGCACGTATTATGTCACAAATAAACAGGCTGCCTATTCTTCGCAAAAATATTGCGGATGCTAAAAAGCTGGCCGGTGGCTGGTTCACATCTGGGTTGCCTGGACAGCTATTAGCGCCGTTTGGATTTTCAGATCAGTTTGAATTAAATCAGGTTGCATCTCAAATTCAATCTGCCGTAGGTTTAAAAGAGTTGGTTGCTATAAAAGAACAAGGCGGCACGTTCGGCGCTTTATCTGAAAAAGAATTGGAATTATTGATTAATACTGTCGGCTCACTAAATACAATTAGAAATGGCCAAAAGTTCTCTGACACGCTTGATGATGTTGATCGATTATTCCAAAAGACTTTGGTTCAAGATAAAGCTGCATTTAAAACGATGTATCCTGATGAAAAAGTTCCGTGGGATAAACAGGGTACTAAAAA